CCCATAAGTCTATTGTTATTGCATAAGTTTTATTCAGTTGCAAAACAACTCCGAAGAAACTGTCGTTGTTTGTTCCAAATGTTTTTCCTGTAATAGATGGAACTGAGAATGTCGCTGTGTACCTAGCCCAAGAAGTTGTTAGAGCAATTGACGAACCATCGGTATAAACCGTTGCGGATGGTGACCCACCTGTACCAAAATTTTGAGCAATACGAGGAAAAAACACATTTGCGTTTGCTGATGATGCTTTAGCCCAAAACGATAGCGTCACAGTTTGAGCAGCAAACAAACGAGCATCTTCAAGTTTTGTAATAAAATCGTAGTTTTGTGAATTGCTAGTCAAATCCCAACGAGCAAAATACTTTCCTTCATAACCAGCAACAGGTGCAGTTCCAGCAGTAAAGGTTTGTTGTGAATAAGTTCCATTACCTGTTGCTGAGAATCGGTCAATTACAAATACTCGAGTAGCACCCGTAAGAGAACCTGTTGTGCCTCTTTGCGCTATGCGGCAATCCCCGTTAATGATTGCGTTCTTACCGGCTGCAAAGTTTTGATTCCACCCCAACCCACTTGCGTTAGCAGAGTTGGCTACGAGTGTGCTGCCGTTGGCTTGTCCAACAGGAGACAGGTAATTGAGCGTACCTGCTAGATCATCCATTCCGGATGCTGTGAGTACGTCACCAGCCGACCAATTCGCCTTCGTTGGAAATCCTGTTGCCATGTTTTCTCCTTACCAAGCTAGCACGGAACTGTCGAGGATTCCGTATAGTGTTGAGTCTAGAATGAAGCAATCGACAATCGGCTCACTGGTTGTAAAAGTGATGTCAAACGTGTTGGGTGTAATCGTGTAATTGCTACCCATAACCTGCAAAGTCTTTTCAATCGTTGATCCATTGGACTGCACGTTCTTGATGTCCACTGTTGAGAAATAGTCCAGGGTGAGAGCTGCAACGATTCCAGAGGCATAATTGGGAGTCGTCAAATCTTGGGTGATGGCATCGATTCGGATGGTGGTGTCTTTTCGGGTCTGCACGTATACCTTGGCAATATTGGCCGCCTGTGCGTCGTTGATGCCGACAAGATTGGTCTGATTGACTGAGTGAGGAAAGTACTTATAGACAGAATCATTGTCTTGATAGGACTGCGCTGTGCCGCCGATATTGGTCATCGAAGCTGTATTCACAATCAGCTTGTCATCATGAGCGAAGGTAATTCCAGAGTATTGGATACCCGTGCCATCATTGGAGAAATAGGTGATGGGAGCAGCATCATTTGTTTTCATGACATTACTACGAGACTTGAAGGTCACATAGCCAAAAGCATCGACGTAAAAGGCTCCTTGTTCGACAAATTCCACATTCTTCATGGCTGAAAGAGATGAGCGCAGTGTGCCGGGGTCGGCTTGGACTGTGTTGTCGCCAGTGTCAATCGCACGCAAATTCGATGGAAAAGAGACTGCGTCCAAAATGGAGTTGATGCGCTGGCCAGTGGTCTGACCTGATGAAGTGCCAGAGACAGTCGTGATGTTAGCCATGTTCAGAAGTCTGAACGCATCGCAGACCACCAAATCCACGTATCCAAAGCTCATAGTCGTTGGGAATGAGTATTGATAGGCGTTGATATAGCCTGAGAATTGGGTGTAGGTGTTGCCAGCATAGGTAGCCGATATTGTTATTTTTTTGTTAACCGATAAAAATCCGTAATATGGACTTGCCGTGTTCTGTGGATTCCACCAACCATTTGGATCATAGATTCTCACTGTGCCTTGATTGGCTTCAAATTGGTCTTGAAAAAGGTTATATCCACCACCGATTTTAATCTGCAAAACTTGTGAAGATACGTCCACGATGTTGGATGCACCTGAACCCAAATAGTTGTAGTCGAGTCTGCCTTTTGTGGCATTATCCAAAGTCATCACATTTGTGCCAGTAGGAAAAGCAGGTGAGTTTCCTAAGTCAACAAGAACTGTGATGGTGATTGGATAAGTCATTACCAGCCCAACTTGTCTCTCATGCCTGATTTAATGTAAGAACTGGCAGAGCCGTTTGCGGTGGTGTTGACTTGGCTTTGGTTAAGTGCTTGGCCGTCGATAAGAACTTGGATGCTTGGTGGAAGTGTTGGCAGTGATGCAAGTGCATCTTGGAATGCTTGAGAAGCTGCATCCATAGCAGCTGCAATCGCATCTGTTGAGGCCTGGTCGGCTGATGTGAGCGCATCTGTTGCCGCCGCTTGTGCATCTGCCATAGCTGATTGAGCTTGTGAATCATAGACAGCACCCAGAGCAGGGTTTCCAGCTGCATTGGCGGCACTAGATTGGTCAAGCAAGGAGCCGATGTTGATGCCTTGGGTCAAAAGTGAAAGTTGATAGGCAGTATCCATAGCCTTTTGAAGCCCTGTTGTGAAGGCGTCAACGGAATTGGTCGCCTTATCAAATGGGCTTAGTCCAGCAATCTTTGTGAAAGTATCAAGCAATTGAGTCAACGCATCTGAAAGGGATGCAACCGCTGGCATATTCTTATCTTGAATTGCTGCCGCTAGCTGATCGTTAGTGGCCAAGATTTGTAGGCGCACCTTGTCATCTTGAGCGAGCTTTTCATTCTGGAGTGCTGCTTGAATTTCAATGGCCTGTAGGTCAAAGACTGCTTGAGATTTCTTGAGTAGGGCAGAAGCAGCGTCAAGTTTTGCTTGTTCTTTGGCTACGGCTAAGGCCTTGATTTGAGCAGCTGTTAAGACTGTGACTGCCTTGGCTGCCGCTAGATTAGACTTGGCGACCATTCCAGCACTACGCGTATTAATTGTAGAAGCTGAAGCAGCTGCGGCATCTGCCTTTGTCTGTTGGTCTTTTGCGCCTAATCCTTGGAGAAAACCCAAAGCACTGTTTTTATATGACCAGCCTAATAATTTTCCTACCCATGAGAGCATTCCAGCACCGGGTAGAGATTCGATTGCCTTGCCAATATCTCCAACGCCACGAATGATGTTGGCGATTGCAGTTGCAGCAGTTGTCATTCCGTCAATAAATCCAGTGAATGAATTACTTGATGTCAGTGAGGTGAAAGCATCGACCATTCCGGAGCCAATAGTGACCTTAGCTTCTTCCCAAGCTGCGCCAATGCGCTTTATTTCTCCGGCGTATGAGTTCGCCGCTGTTTGAGCATCACCTTTGAATAAACCGTTGAGCTGTTCTTGAATTTGAATAAAAGACTTGCCCTTGAGTTGAGCTGAAGTTAATCCAACGCCAAGGCGAGATAGGGCAGTGGTCTGGCCAAGGTAAGCCTTGCCGAGTGCGGTTGTGACTGAGCCAAGGTCTTTCCCGGTACCAGCTGAAACGTCCAAAGCAAGGTTGAGAAGGTTTTGAGCCTCTGTAGCATCCTTTGTAGATCGCACCAAAGTATCAAAGCCAGCACGTAAATCGTTTTTGAGTATGCCAGTGGCCAGAGATGTTTGAGTGATGAAATTTTCAACCCCTGCATCTTTGAATCCTTGCCCTAGGTTCTTGAGAGTGTTAGCCAAGAGCATCGCAGCATTTTGGTCATTGGCGAATGCCTCGACTGATGCCTTTCCAAATTCGATGATTTTTGTCGTTGCAAAGGTAGTAGCAAGAATCTTGCCCAATTTGCCCACGGCTGAATCCAGAGACCCAAGTTTCTTGTGAGCATTATCAAGATTTTGTGCACCCTTTAATTGGGTAACGATGTCGATTGCGACTGTGGATTTTGTGCTCACTTAATCACCACCGATTTCGTATTAGTCTGTGCCTGAAATTCGCGAAGCGTGTCATCTACTGCCTTGGCTACCTTTCCGGTCGTCTTTCCTTGATCATGCGCCCATGCTTTGAAAATGAGACGGCCTTGCATATGAGGTTTGCCTACGTATCCACCAAGCTGTTCATTGAAATTTGGACGAGCTGTTTTTGAGTGGTTCTTGTTGACTGTGCCAGCACGCTCATAAATGGCACCTGCACGGGATGAATTGAGGATGCGATAAAGGGAGATGAATCCCTTGGAATTTCTTTTCGTAGGAGCAGTAGAGAAGCGGATGCCCTGTTTAACTTCAGAGGCATTAAATTTTGGAAATGAACCTTTTTTTGATTCAGTTGATTTCTTGAATTTTGCAGCTGAACCGCCCACAATCCAGTTAGTCAGACCACCGGGGTTTGCTTGCACATAACCTTTGGCTTCATTGACGACGGGTGCAGCAAAAGCACGCACCTGCTTGTTGAGGTTTTTTTCTAAGTCAGGAGCAAAAGAGCGCAGAGCTTTTCTAGCCTCTTTGAGTCCTCTTACCTCTACTGGCATTTTCTATCCTTCTGTTATCTTCGATGAAAACGTCTTGAATGCTCACGAGCATTTCTTCGTCTAAGTTGATGAGTTCACTGGGTGCAATCCCTGTCCTCACCGCCATTAAGGCGATGAGGTAGGTGAAGGACTTACGATCTACCCTTTTGGGGCTTCGGTAATGACCTCAACATCTTCCAAAGTTGCAACGAACTTTTCTCCGAATGCAAGAACGTCTTTTCCGGCTGTAACAAGGCACTTCCATGCAATCCAGTAAATGTCGCTTTGACGTTGCAGCTCAGTAATGGCCTTGAAGAATCCCATTCCTGTGTGCTGTTCAAAAGCATATTGAACTGCTGGAGTGATTTTGTACTCGCCAGAATCACCATTGGTTTGTGTAATTTTAAGAATTGTTGCCATGCCGTTTCACCCTTTTCGTTTAGTTATTACCAAGAACCAGTAGTCGCCACGCTGAGCGCGCCGTTAACTGTGAACGTGATGTCCTGAGTTGCGATGTCGCCCACCGCTCCGTTGATAGGAGTGAGGTTATTGACAAGAATCAAGCCACTGTAAAGTGGATTGGTTGCTGAAACTGTTGCTGATCCACCTGATTGAACTTGAACAGCTTTGAATGCTGTTGAAGCACCATAAGCAGCCTGAAGTGTTTGAAGGACGGATGCAGTTGCATCATCGTTCAAGAATGAAACTGTGATGGTGTTGGACTCAAGACCCTTGACGAACCGGTGGCCTGTGTCGCCCATCGCAGTGACTTCCAATTCGTCTGCTTTCTGGTTTATCGTGAAAGCCTTGACGTGGTCACTCAAATCGACTGTGCCGAGCTTGAAGCCAACTTGGTTATTTAGAAAAACTGCCATTTGTTATTCCTCTACTTTCTCTGCCGCTGGCTTTGATGCTTTGGCTGGTGGTGTGTCTGTTACTTGCCCAATCTTTATTAGGAAGGCAAGATTCTCTGGGGTTAGTTCATCCATGATTTAGCTCCATGTCGTTAGCGTTGAGATTGAAAGTTCAGCTGCGAGCATCTGTCCAGCATCTTGCCCAAGCACTGTAGGCGCGCTCAGAGTGCCGATGTTGAACACGATTGAACTTGCAGCAAGTTTGTTGAATACGCCGACCATAAATGTCTCGATGTCGGCGAGGTTTCCTTGGTTATCAAAAAGTGGCACGATGCACGTCAGTTTGAAATGAGCCATCGGTGAAATGGTGCTGTATTGGTTATTTGTAGGCTCGATATATGGATCATCGGGCTGAATGATGATGGAGTTCGCCAACGGCGCAGCAGGTGGAAAGGCGAACACCTGCCACACCGATGGGTTCGAGAGCGCAGCGGCAATAGTGGAACGAAGCGCAGTGACGGGTACGCTCATCATCCCACCATGCTTCGCGGCGAAATGTAGTCAGATAAAAGTCCACGAACGCGACCCATAAGTGAGTTACCCATGCGATATGGCGATGGAGAAAAGTCAGGTGAGATTCCACCGGCTGAAGATTGTTGACGTGCTTGCCAAATATCGACGGCAATCATCATCGCAGCTTCTCGAACTAGGGGAGTGGTTGAATACTCAGTGAATTGGTCTGCGTAATTGACCGAGACTTTTCCATAAGGCTCGATGAGATGGTATGGATCATCAGTATGAGTGAGTGCAAATTGGATGATGGAATATTGACGAGGAAAGTTGAACATCGAAAATGGATAAATAGAAAACCATGGAAATGACGCTGAAAGTCCATTTGCAGTTGGATAAGTCGCTGTTATGACGTGCGAGCCGTTGTAGACGCTTCCAGCACGTGTAATGGTCACTGTCTGTCCTACTGTGTAGGCAGATGGAGTCGAAAGGACTGCGTATCCAAAATTGTTTGAGATTGAGACCCCTACGATGGGATAAGTGTTGTACCAAAGCATCGCGTTGATTTTGTCCTCAGATGCTTGGCAGACTTCCTCAACGATTGAATCTGCGTAGAGAGTGCCGATGCCAAGGTTTGTTTTCAGCTCGGAAGCTGTAACGAATGTTGCTGCCATGGTCTTTCCTCTCTGTTAAAGACCCTAGGCGACAGGGTGACGCCGCCTAGGGGTACTAAGGTTTCGTCTATTAGACGAGGTTGAAGCGACGAACACCGGCAGGAATCAAAACCTTGCCTGCGCCGTAGCCGTAAATTGCTGTCTGAACTGCCATTGAACCAACGACGTTGACTGAGAAAAATGCTTCTGGAGATTCAATCCAAAGAGCAGTCTCAGGCGCGATGATGAATGCAGACTCATCGACAAGACCAGCCGTGAGGTTCTTGTCAACGTACAAATCAAGTCCGAGCAAATTACCCTTGATTGAAGTTGGCTTTGAATCACCAGCTGCGTTCCATGGGTTAATAGCGTTGTAAATTGGACGACCTGTGGTGTCTGTGTATCCGAGGATCTGTGACCACCAGTCAGTATTGGCAACGATGTTGGAAGCGAAGTAAGAAGAACCCTTGTAAGCAGCAGGTGCTTCTGTTGATACGTAGCTGATAAGGCCAGCGTTTGTCGCTGCAACACCTGTTGCCTGTGTGCCACCAGCTGTGAGAACTGCAACCATCGCAGCGTCAGTTGTTAGGCGATAAGCGCGCTCCAACTGAATGGCAAGCTGGTCGAAGAAGATTGGGTCTGAACGCTCAAGAAGAGCTAGGTCGATTGTCTGTTGCCCTGCATAACGAGAAAGTGTCACTGTCTCATAAGCAGAAGTCATAGGTGTATCTGAAGGTGCGTCACCTTGTACGTTGACCGCAGTTGTTGGAGCAGTAGAAGAACCGCCACCAGCTGAAGTTACGAGTGAAGGAATATTGACCTGCATACCTGACTTTGGAGCAGCTTGACGGCTAACAGCGTCGATTGTTGGACGACCAAAGTTGGTGTTAGACACGAACTTGGACATGTATTGAATTGGTGAGAATGCAGGGTTTGTTGAAGTGGTGTCTGATGCTGTGATTGATGTGCGATCTTCAGACGCCTTAATCCAAAGTGCAGAAGTCTCGTCACCGAGAGCAGCCTTCACCTTGTGTTCAACGTAGCGACCCATTGAGTCAATTCCGTGACGAACGGATGTTGTGATGTAAGGCTGTGAAGCCTTGATGATTGGACGTGAGGCATCCGCTGTTGCTGCTGCCTCAGTTGTTGCGGCTGCGGTGTTTTCTGACACGCTTGCCTCACTTTCTGTTTGGGTTTCGGTTTCTTCTAAAGCCTTTTCAAGTTCTTGAATATTCTCAAGAGCTGTGACAGCTTCAGAAATCTTTGCGATTTGTGCATCTTCCATTTCCTCAAGAGTTTCCTCAACTGCTTCATCTGCATCACCTGCGGCAGCTGCCACATTAGTAACGAGAGCATCGCTGAAAGCAGGAGTCTCGACGAGTGAAACTTCCTTGAGAATTGCGCGAGATACATAGAGAGTCCCATCCTTGCCCGGCTTGCTGGCAATAACGTCCACCCCTACTGAAAGACCATCGAGCAATCCTTCAGATGCTTTGATTAAATAATTTTCACCATCACGGCTTGCAGATACCTTGAAAGTTCCAAGCATCGCTGTGTCGGTATCGTTAAGAGATTGAGCGCGACCAATTACCCCGGATGCAGTTTGTTCATGTTGCGCGAGCAACTTTATTTTGGATACGTTGGGAACTTGTATGGATCCGCGCTCAAAGACAACAGCACCCACATTTGTATGACCGACTTTGCCGTATGGGACGACAATTCCGGAGATGATGCGGCGGCCTGAGTCGGCTGCTTCAATCGCGCTGCTAAAGGTTAGATGCATCGGCTTCTGCGTTTCCATCAGGAGTTAACCCTTCCATTTCTTTTGCTTGATTAAGGTCAATGAGTTTGAGTTCAAGTAGCTTTTCAGTTACTTGTAGGCGAGTTTGTGGATCAGCACGCAAGAACGTGTCATCTACTGCAAATTTCACGACTTGTCCTCGTGGAGTTAAATCATCCATGGATAGGCGTGCCTCAATAGCTGCAACGTATGGGTAAAGAGAATATGCAAAGAAATCTTTGCGTCCGTCAAGCACGTTTTGATATGTCATGCCGCGGAAAACTTCAGCATCTACCATCCACGCCGGTACGTTGCACGCACGTGAAAGTTCAGTTGCAAGATATTGCTTTGCTTCGTTGTACATCATGTCCTTGGGAGCAAAAGACACTGGCTGGAAATCTAAAGTGGATGTGAGATAGGCAGTTCCGCGCGAATTTCTTGCGGCCTTCCAAGAGTTGAGTATTCCTTGCACTTGTTCTTCAGGTAAGTCTGCGCCATTATTTTTAATGAACCCGGATCCGATTGGGGTTTGTGCTGCAATAGCAGCTGCCTTTTCAATATCAAGTGCTGCTTGAATGGTGGAGTTAGTAGTGAGAAGCAATCCTTGAGATAGAGATTGAAAAGTGACAAGTGAGCCGATACCGCTATCGGGTACGCGCTCAGCATCAACCATGTAGTAGTCAATTTCTGTTGATTTTGAATTGTATTTGACAGTGACACGATCATTTTGAATCCATGAAAAAGATGCTGGACGATTATCGTCTGCATATAGTTCTTCAACGCGAAGATAAGCAGTGCCATACATCATCAGCGAATCAACCATCCATGCAAGTGTTACTGCGCGAGGTTGACGCTTATCAAATTGATTCAGCCAGGAGACGGATGCAACTTCTTCACCTGTTGATGCTGAATATGCAGCGAGTGGAATACTTGCAATCGTGTTGCAGACCAAATCGCGGCAACGCCGAATCGTTGGCACAGCCATCGCATTTTGGCGAGCGATTGAATTCACATAATTGTTGTAACCGCCGTAATTGGAATTGCCCCAATACGTAGTAAAGGGTTGATCCATAACAGGTGGATTGAGCTGTGCTTGAACGCGAGCAGAAGGGGATGGCTCAGTGGCCTTAGCGCGTAGCCCGAAGGTTTCAAGTAGTCCCATAGGAGACTATTTTGAAGATTTGTCAAGCACATTTCAGCAAAGTCGCTAAATGTCGTGTCGCTTTTTATCCACTTTTGGCAGATACGTAACCGAAATTAGGTGTTAAGTTCCTTCTCTATCGCCTGAATGGTTGTGCACGGGGCAAATCCATCTGTACAAATTGTGCAATAAAACCATTTATATCCATCATTATCAGTAATGATATGTGGCTTATGCAATTCCACTACTGCACGAAGGGCGTTAGCAGGTTCGGCAGAGTTTTTGAATGAATAGTTATCGCATATTGCTAGCAATTCTTCGTGTGTCATTAGAACCTCTCAATCGTGCGCGTATTTGTTGGTTGATAACCATCGGGTAACTTTGAATGTTTATTTTCTAATTTTCGCCAAGTAGATACAAGCGCAAAATGCGACTCAAGTAATTGATAAAACTCATCAAGATTCCATTTTCCTTGTTCAAGAACTTCAGTTGCCAACCAAAGAATCAATTTATCTTTGCGGTCTATTGTTGGAAGTGGTGGCAATTCATCGTGTGTCATCCCAACTCCTTTTCAATAGCCTGAATGGTTGGGCAGGGGTATTGGTAGTAATCTGTGCAGACATCACACCAACCTTCAATAGAGCGATTCTTTGTTGGTTTATGCAATTCCACTACTGCACGAAGGGCTTTAACTACTGGCTCATTGACCATTCCAGCAGCATCAAACTTATCTATGTAGTCACGCAATTCATCGTGAGTCATTTTTTACTCCTTATCCACTGATAATCATCGGTTTGGATTGAGGTTTCACCAGCTCATGAATAACCATAGCAGCCGAAATAGGGGCTGAGATGTCTCCGGCCGATTTGCGCTTGACGATACGCCAGCCAGAGTCGTTGGTCTTGGCGGCCACGTTATTCATTTGCTGGATAAATTCTTGCTGGCCATTGTGAACGAACTTGTGGCTCGTGATGGCATTGAGGAAATCTCCACAGGCTTGGTAGAACTTCACGCCGGAGATGTCTTGAATGACTACGCCTGAATGATAGAGCTTTTGGGCAATCGTCTCTGTGGCGTATTTGTCGTAGCAGACTTTCACCGGACGAAAATGGTCGTACCATGTTTTGATTCCAGCGGCGATTTTTAGATCATCAACTGCCACTTGTGAATGCCACTGCTCCAATATCCCGACACCGATGCGCCCGTCGGGCAGTAGTTGACCTGCAACAAGTGATGCTGTGCGCCGGTTAGGTGCAACGTCGAAAGCCAAAACTGTATATGCACCCACTGACAGCGTAAGGTCGGCATCGGATGTTTCTTCCAAAGACCCATGCGGCCAAGGTGATGCCAAGGAGTCAACCCAATTCGTCAGGGTCTCAGTGCGAGTAGTTTCGATTGAAGATATGGCTATGGATTCTTCAATGGCCTCTTTTGTAATGGTGTGACCCAAAGCCGGGTTGGCTTGCGCCACTTCTTTGCTCCAGAACCTAGGGGAGTCATCTATCCGGCACAACTCAGTTGCGCTGTACTCCCAAAATCCAAATGTCTTGGGTGGATTATCCAAAGCACGCTCGCGCATATTGTTAAGAACTGTGCTGAAAGCATCTCCGGCATTTGAGGTATAGAGCTGTTGAGAATTAGGACGGGCACGAGTAGTTGGGGTAGCAGCCCTGAACGCTTCTTCGCTGACTTCACGCAATTCATCTACATAAAGGAAATCAGCTGTGCGACCACGTGGGGAATCACGGGTGGCTGCGAGTACATCAAGACGAGCACCATTTTTCAGCTCGATAGATTCTTGTCCGTTGGCGTAGCGAATCTGCTTAATCTCTTTCCTCAAGTGATCGTGGTTTTCAATCGCCCACGCAATCTCTCGAAATGTCACCAAGGCCATGGCTCGGTTCTGTGCCATCATCAAAAGATTCTTCTCGCCGAATAAATACATCCCTGACAAGATTCGCATTCGAGCCAGATGAGTCTTGCCGTTCTGACGCGCAACAAGGAGCAGATTGGCTTTTCTCACCCACTCGTTATCAGCTCGCACGGTCAACATATCTTTGAGCACTACGTCTTGCCATGGCAGAAGTGGCATAGAAATACTCTCAGCAAGGTCTCTCACCTCTTGGATGCGACTCTTTCCCTTGAGCATCGTATTGCTCAGGCGAGGCGTAGCAATCCCCATGAGCTTGGTTTTCGGTTTAGGAGCCAAAGTTGGTCATTCCGTTTCGTTTAAGGTCGCAACGGGCAAACTAGGCCGTGTTGAGACTGTATTGGGGATAAATGAGTCGATAAAGA